TAGTCTTTTATTTTGTGCTACATAATATTGAAATATATATAAAGCGTTATCTTCATCAGAAGACAAAGCTATTAAGATATTTTCAGTAGTTGAAGTAGCAAGTTTAAAAACATTAGCAGGAATAAACTTTGGCACATTAGCTGTAATATCGTCAGCTTTTTTCGTATCTGTATCAGACGCAACGAAAAATTCTCTAACCCCTGTGAAACTTCCTTTATTAAAAGTAAAGAAGACATTAGACCCTGAACCGACTGGCTTAACTTTTTTGTCTGCTTCAAATTCTGTTGTGACATTTATTGATATATTACTCGCTGTTAATGTTGCACCCCCAGTCACCATAAATTGTGATTGCTCTGAGAATAGTAAAAGTTCTTCATCAAAAGAAACTGCGTGTTGTAGTATACTTACTTTAGTGTGAGTACTAGCAACATCTATTGGGTCAGTATCTAATGCTGAAGTCACTGTTTCAGGAAAGAACTCAAAGAACTCTCCACTTCTAGACATAATTACATTTTCATCTGCAAGTACACCTAGTCTATTTCTATGAAAGAAAATATCATTCATCTTCTTTCCTATAAAACTAGGGTCAGGTGCAGAGTTTAAGTCTCCTGCCACTCTGCTACCCAACGCAGGAACATCATATTGAGTTCCACTGATAGTGTAATTACTGCCATCAATTTGGGTAAATCTAAAATTTCCGTCAGCAGTTCTAATTAATATATGAGGAAATTTAGTATTTTTAATATTTGTTGGTGTTGCAGGTTTTAAAGTTTCTTCCCACAAATCAGTATTATATTTTACAAAATAATTATCAAAATTATTAGAAGCGTCACCAGTCACTTCAACAACCATTCCATTAATTGCAGGTTGTGGTAAGTCAGAAAAGTTTTGAACTTTATCTTTTACAACTTGTGAAGCGTCATCACCAAATCCATCAGAAGCAGATATATTTAAAGTTCCTGAAGATTTAGTTATTGAAAAACTACTGTCTCCAATATTGGCTAAAGTTATTCCTGACGGACTTCCGATTGCACTTTTTAATCCATCACGAATAGCTTTAGTATCTGTGTTTGACGAAGTAAACGTAGTCGTAGTTCCGTCAATTGTTATTGAATACGGTGTACTATTAACACCTTGCAATACTGAATAAACTGCTTGTTCTACTTTAGCAGGACTTGTTGTTGTGTCCATTTCACAGGCAATGCTTTTATTTAAAACAAAAGTATTGTCAGCTACAGTGACTAAAACAAAATCATTTTTAGGGTCTGAAGAAGTCAAGTATGCAGAAGCACCAGTTTGATTGACTACTGTTTTCTGAACTCCATCAATTGTGTAAACTTCAATAGAACCATTCTTTACAATAACAACATATCTTTCTTGTGGGTCTCTATTGATTGTATGAACAAAGCAATTACCAAAAGAAGAAGAAGATAATTTTGCAATGTAATTAGTTGGTGGTCTTTTTTTAAGACCCTCAACAACAGAACTAAAACCATTCAATTGGGTTGTAGCTTGTGAACTTAGTCTTAGAACCTCTGGTTGCTGACTAACACCCTGAACTAAATTAGGAATTGTTCGTGATACTAAAGGCATTAATAACCTCTATTGTTTCTTGCTATTGTATAAATTTGTTCTGGTGTATCAAAGATTGTGAAATCACCAGTTCTAGCTTCAGCGTTTCTTAAAATTGATAACGCTTGTTTTTCGTCTTCTTGTGAAAATTTATGTAAAGTATTTGCACCAAGTGTTCTATCGTGAAACACTCTAGCACTTCTTATTGTTATATATCTTTTTGCTTGTTCAGGTATTTCACTAAAAGTTAATAATAAAACCTGAGTGACATCTTCAAAGTTTCTATCAAATATGTCAGTATTCTTTGCCATATTAAATAAGAAACCATCACGTTGAACTAAATCATAATCAGCTTTAGGTACTAGATTTGGGTCTAGTTCTACTCTAACTACGTTAGTTCCTACTGGAATTTTGTTATTTGTATCTCTTGTTAAAGTTGCTTTATAGTGAGTGTTAAAGTGCCAACCTGCTGATTGAACTTCTCTAGAAACTTCTGATAAAACATTTTTAGCAACTGTACCATCAACAGGTAAACTACCACTAAGTGAGTTTAAAGGTGCTTCACCAATTGTAGAAAGTATTGTATTTACAGCTTCTAACTCAGTAGTTCTAGTTGTTGTTGTCATTATTTAGGTAAAAAGGTATCTAAAAATTTGTTGAATTTTTTACCAATTTTTATTCTTAATTTACAAAACCAACATATCATTTTTAATATCTCCTATAAGACCACTGGCGTAGTCTCCCACGCCAGTAGTTATTTATTTATTATGATTTGTTAATTGATACTGCACATTCTGGTCTTAGAATGTTTGAACCAATCATCATTCTTGCAGTCATTAATGTTCCCATTCTTCTTGGGTCATAAGTACTTTCAAGAGTTAAGTCTTTTCTCTTTACAGTTCCTATTGCACCTCTTTGGAAGATAGTCGCAACAATGTCTGAAGCGTTCACTAAGTAGTCGTTGTTTTGTCCAGTTGCACTGTCAGTAGATGAGTTTACATAACTGTCTACTGCTGTGTTTGATTTAATTACTGGAACACCACCGATTGCTACTACTGACCCTTTACCGAAGTCACCATTGTTAGCTGAGAAATCTCTGCTTACAAGTTTATCAACATTTGCTAATTTGTAGTAAATGTCTGGTGTGACAACCATATATCTTTCAGTTGATGGAACATCATTCTCATCTAACTTTTGGATAGCTTCAAATACAGAAGCAATTAAGCTGTCCATATTTGTATCAGCGTCAGCGTCTACTATTTCAGTACCTGCACCAGTGTCACCACTGATATTTGCAGAACTTCTTGACGCTTTAACTATTAACTGAAGTAAGTGCTTATCAACTTTTTTTGCTAAAGCACGACCCATTTCATTTGAGAAGATACTTCTAACGTCAAAATGATTTTTTAGCTCATCAACTTCAGCAACGAATGTTGAAGAAATAAGCATATCATCAATATTGATTAGCTTTTCAGTTTGTTTAACAGTTGAGCCAGTTATCTCATTTCCTGCTGTATGATATTCTGCTGTGATTTTACCAGTGACTGGAAAAGAAGCAGATTTACCATTCTGAATATTTCTTACAGTAGTCATATTCATCATTTGGTTTTCTCTACCAAAAGCTGATAATACTTCACCACTGAAGATTTTCAAGAAAAGAGCATTAGCGTCACCTGTTGCTAGGTTTTGACCTAGTCTTGTTGGTGTAGCGTTTGCCATAGTTTATTTTCTCCTTATAACTATTTATTTATTATCAACTTATTTACTTTCATTCCTAAGTTGTCACTCGTAAGTGGCTAAGTTAGATTTTAATAAGTACACCCCTCTTATGAGAAGTGGTGTTTATTTATGAAATCTTTTGGACATTATTTTCCAAAATTCTTCTTCAGAAATTTTTCTCTTTTTCTTTTTACGAGATTTTAGTGCCGAGTTTCCACGACCTAAGCGACCAATAGACTGGCGAGAGTTTTTTATTTCCTTTGACATTAGCAAGTATAGGTTTCATTCTATCAAAAAACGCTTTTCTTCTTTTAGGGTCATCACGCTTGATACTCATATTAGCGTCACCAAATCTTACAGTCTTTATTTTATCGCCATCTTTAACAAAGACTTTAAATTTTTTATTACCTTTCGTCTCACGAATTATTTTATTTAATGGTTTTTTATCTTCCACCTCTATTTGCCTTTTTAAAAGTTCTCTTTTTATGTTTGTTCATTGAAGACATTTTAGGTCTTCTTGTACTTTGGCTAGTCTTTTTAAATCTACTAGCTGTCTCGTGTTCTATTTTATTGAGAAGATTATTCTTCTTCTTTGCCACCTACTTTCCTGCAATTTTCATTGCCTGTCTGTGTGCAAATCTAAAAGACTTACCTTTATTCATCAAAGCGTTCATAATCGCCATATGTTTTTTACTATGGTGTTTATTATGCTTTTTCATAAGGTTTTTTTGCTTATCAGTTAAAGCCATTATTTAACCTTTAGCTTTTTCTTTTTATTCATAGCAATAGCAGATTGTTGTTTTTTACTTTTGCTATGCTTTTTACCTTTTGCTTTTTTACCTGAGTGGTACATAGTTTCTCCTATTTTTTACCTTTTAGTTTGTTAGTTAAATTCATACCAAAACTCCCAGATATTATAGCTAAAACCGAATACCAAAAGAGTGGGTCTGCATTTTTTAATATTTGCCAACCTCTATCCATATAATCTTGTGTAAATGGTAAGAAGTGAGCCACCAAAATTAATCCAAAAATTACAGTTAAATATTCGTCTTTCCACGAATTATTACTTGCATTTACTTGTGCAACATTAACTTCTTTTAATGCTTGAATTTTTTTAGCTTTTATTATTTTATCTTCTTCTATTTTATTTTGTATTCCACCAATAACTTTTTGACCTATTAATCTAGTTAAAGGATTTTTTAATATAGGAAGAATAAAATTCAACATTATATCACCGTGCTTCTAGCAAGTTTTTCTTCTACTTCTTTTCTATAAGCAGGGTCTTTTGAATATCTTGGGTCATTCATTGCTTCAGTGACTTGTGCAACAGAACCAAAACTATCAGTGCTAGTATTATTCACACTACCCTCAAACATATTTTGTTGAGGACTATTTGGTGACATACCTGCTTTAGACATCAAACCTTGTACTGCAATTTTAACTTGTTCAGTACTACCATTATCAATTGTATCGTTGAAAGCGTCTTTTTCTGCTTGTGTTAAATTAGAAGAAGACCACTCTAAAAGTTGTGCGTAGTTATCTTGTCCACCTACAACTTGTTGAACTTCAGATACATCATTGTCTGCAAGTGCTTTTTGACCTGCAATATAACCATCAACTAAATCTTTAGGTAAACCCATAGCGTCTAGTTCTTCATAGCTTTTATCTGACAATTGATTATTTTCTATAAACTCATCATAGTATTTATCTAATTGCTGAACTTCTTCAGGTTGAGTATTTTCTTCAACACTCTCTGTTGGTTGTTCTTCTTGTTGTGGTGCTGACATTTTCTTTTCAAGTTCACCATACGCCTTTGCTAATTCTTCAGCAGACTTAAATTTTTCAGGCAACCAATTAGGTCTTACTTGTTGTTCAGAACTTTGTGTAATATTATCTGGCTCAGAAATATTTATACTTTCACCATTAGCATTAACTTGACTTTCGTTTACATTAATACCTTGTTTAGCTAAATCTTGTTGAGATTGCTCTAACGGTTTATTATTACTATCTGGGTTTATTTCTACTCTATCAGTACTCATTTTTTTCTCCTATTATTGGTTTTCCACAGACACTTCACCAGTTTCAGGATTTACACCTACTGAACTGCCAGAGTTATTAAGTTGTTTTCCTGCTTCAACTAATACTCTAGGGTCTTGTAAAGACTGGGCAAGTTGTTGTGACTGTGCTTGTTGAGTTTCTTGTTGGATTTGTTCTTCAGATTTAATTAATCCCTGAGTATCTATTTGATTTGCAACTGCAAATTTCTTAATAGCGTCTCCAAGATTAATATATTTACCAAGTGTTTCAGCACCTAAAGTACCTGCAAGGTCAGACATAAATTGTAATAATCTTAACCTATCACTTGCTCTACCCAATGCTTCCATACCAACAATAATTTTTGTTTTCACAATATCTTTTGGAAGTTCAGGTAAAAGTTTCTTTTGCCTTAACATAGCTAATTTACTTGTTAGGTAAGGCAATTGAAATTCTGTTGTTAATATTCCATAGACACCACCAAGTGCGTCTTGTAATTCGTTAGCAACTAATTGTACTTCTGTTGCTGTCACTCTTTCTGCTTGTCTTTGTACTGAAGCATTTAGTAGAAAAGCAAACTGTAATCGTTGCTCTATTCTATTCATACTTTCTAATGCTACTCTAAAGTCACCAAATTTATTTGCTTGTAAAACTGAAACGTCTCCTGCACTACCCTCAATGATTGCACCATTAGGTGCTTTTGCTAAAGCTGAAGCCCTAGTTGTTCCTGACGGATTTACCATTAGCAACATTTTAGCTGAAGCAGAAGAACCCTCTAATATAGAACGTGATAATCCCTCTAAAGATTTTAAGTCACCAAGATAACTTTCTACGTGACCTCTACCATAATTCATACCATCAATTCTATTGAACCTTAACGCTATGAAAGGTGATTTATCTAAGTCATAAGAAGTTTGAAAAACAACTTTACCTTTGACTTCTTGCATAACAGAAAATTTATTTTTTTCTCTTTTTACACAAGTATATAAATTTATAGTTTTTTGTTCGTCTGTAATTTTATTACCAACAGCGTCTGCAATTTTCTTTGGTAGTGTTGTAGGTGATAAACTTTCTTTAATTATAATTTTTAAAACTTTACCTTGATTGTCTCTTTTAACTACATAGTTTTCTAATCTATAAACTCTTAAACCATCTTCAGTTAATTTTAATAAAACATTTCCTGATACAATTAATAATTTTAATGCTTCATAAAAAGCAACTCTATCATTATTACTTTCAATGCTATCCATTACAGCTTTTTCTATTTTAGCTAAACCTTGTTCTATTGTAGCTTTCTGTCTTGGGTCGCCTTGTACTTGTTTATAAACTAAATCATCAACATCTAATCTAAAGAATGGTGCTTGTGGTGGAAATAAAGCTAACATTAATTTACTAGCTAAATTCATTACACCTCTAGAACCTACTGATTGATATGGTGTTGGATAATTTGTTGCTGAGTTTGAACCTTTTTCTGGTACTAGATATGGAATAGTAAGTTCGGCACTATCTCTTGCTCTTTCTAAATATATCTCTCTGTCAATCTCCATCTTTTGGTACTGACTTTCAATAGACGTTTTATCATCTATGATAGTATTACTACCAAACTCATATCTTTCCATTATGCACTCGGAATGTTAAGACCACTTCTTGTAAGACCAGAAGTAGCTAGAGGTATTCTTAGACTTCCTCTGCCTACTCGTCTTCTTGCTACTCTTGAAGCAACAGAAGTGTTTCTGCCTGACGCTTCACCTGTTGCAGAAGTTGGTGCTGTCTGCTGAGTAGTTGCACCTGAAACGCTTGGTGGCGTAGCAGGGATTGGCTCTGGTGCAGGTGGTGGTGCAGGGGCTTTAACTGAAACACACATATTAGTTTTCTCCTTGTATTTTAAATTGTTCTTTTAAATGATTGACAACTGACCTTTGTCCTGATTTATAAAAAATTTCTTTATCTGTATCTTTTAAATCAGCACATTTGTCAGGAAAAAGTTTATCTAAGTAATCAATCATTTCTTCAGTAATTACTGGGATTTTACTCTTTGTCATTCTTAGATACTCCTAAAGTGGTACTTAATGTTGATTTTTTGTGTCTGGCTTCTGCAATATGCCCTGCAATTGCTTGATAACCTGCACCATCAACATAATCATCAATGTTGTGTTGCCCTGCTTGTGACCTTGCAATCTTTAACAACGTCATCAATTGTGCAACATCTTCTGCATTTATATTAATTACAGCTTGAAACTTGTTTGTAAGATAGGCACTAAATAGTCTAGCAATATTCTCGTGGTTTACTATTTTATCACCGTGAGTTTTTGCTCTATCATCACTTACTAGCTTTTCGGCTTTCGTCAAAATTTCTGTAGTAGTCATATTTATAACTCCATAATTTAGGTTTTTCTTTTTTAATATCATACTCTCCGTGTCTGAGTATTCTAGCTAGTCTACTTTGATGGTAAGCGTCATCAATAGTATATCCATTACTTAGATATTCTCTTAATACAGCTTCCCACATTTGGGGAAGTTTTTTCTTACCACTAAGTACTCTTGACGCTTTAACATTACCTACCCCTTTGCACCCAATATAGCCATCAGATTTATCACCTGTTAATACTTGGGTACAAAAGTTAAGGTCAGCTTTTGTGTTATTAACTAACTCAATGCTATCATCTATGATGAAGCAGTGCCAAGAGGGAATAGTCCTCATATCTTTATCACCAGAGACAATAACACAATTGTTTTTGTATTTTCCTGTGGCTAATAAACCAAGTGTGTCATCACCCTCTAGATATGGGAAACTGGTACATCTATGGGTTTCTTCAATCCATAGTCTAAGTGGTTTGTATGCTACTGGCTTTCTTATTGCTTTACGAAAAGATTTATATTCTAAATCTAATTCTTTTCTGAAGTTAGACACATCAGAAAAACAAATTATTGCCATAGCTGAATTTGTATGTCTCATATAATAAGCAATAGATTGTTTCCAAAATTGCTTACAATGGTCTAGATTACAATGTAAAGTCCATACATCATCTTCCCACTCAATAGCTTCTTCTAATGCAGAAGTAATCTTATAAGCGAGTAAGTCACCATCAACCAACATAGTCTTTAACTTGTTAGCGTGGAACTCAT